TTAACTTGTATCTGCCACTCGTCATGAATGTTAGCAACAAACTTAGCATCAAAGTTATTTAAGTTTATCACATCTTTTAACAAACACATAGCTTTTTTCATAACTATTGCACCGCCACCTTGTAGTAAAGTATTTAAAGATGCATGTCTATGTCTTACATATATTTTTCTACCGTCTAACCCTTTGAGATAATCCTTTGATGATGCTCTTTCAACTCGTTCTTTAAGAGTTCTAAGTGCTGGAAGACCACTAAGAAAGCGTTCTCGCAATCGCTTACCTGCTTGTTTATTTCCTCCAATGATGCTCCCAATTTTTTCATCTCCTGCTCCGTATATGAGGGCATAGATGAAAGTCTTCGCCTCATCTCTTGATTTAAGTCCAGCAAATTTTTGGTTAGTTGTGTGAATGTCTCCGTTGATAATGTCATTTATATACTCCTCGTTAGCCATATAGTGTGCTAACATTCTTAATTCTAAACCACTTGCATCTATACCTACAAGTTTATATCCTTCAGGAATAGTCCAACAAGAACGACACTCTTTACCATAAGGACTGTAAACAGCAGGGACTTGTGCCATGTTAGGATTTCTATGTGTCATTCTACCAGTGATAGCTCCAGTAGAAATAACTGAACCATGAACTCTCATATCTTTTCCAAGAGCATCAATCCATGACTCTACTTGTGCTGCTCGTTTTTGTAGTAGTAAAAACTCAGCTATCATCTGAGCTTCTTTAATGTGAGATATTTTACTTAAAGTATTTTCATCTACAATAGGCTGACCAGTAGGAGTAAATCTTTTTGGTTTCCACCCAAAGTCTTTTAAGTATTCTCCTATCTGCTGACGAGAACCTAAATTAAATTCTTTTAATTCTTTTCTCATGAAAGGTGTAGTATCGTTAGTAGATACTCGTTCTTCATATTCAATTGAAGTGAGTCCTGATTTAGAAAGTGTCCCGTCTTTTTTAAGTTTAGGTGTTACTTCTTTTACATCTACCCACTTAGGTTTAAAGGTAGCATGGACCTCATCTTCTACTTCTTTTTTTCTATGATTCAAAGAGCTAAGTAAAAGCATTGCATTCTTTTCATCAAATAAAAATCCAGTCTCATATTGTTCTTGTAATATTCTACAGACTTGATGTTCTAATTCAATTGATTCTTTGGAAAATCCAACAGCTTCGTTTCTTAATTCTTCAAGTATTAATTTATTTAATTTAACATCTTGAACACAGTACTGTAGCATTTCATTAGAATAGCTATCAAACTCTGGTTGTTCAGACTTAGGGCATTTGAGTTTATATCCCCATTTCTCTAAACTATGTCCTCCTTCTCTAGTCGGGTGGAATAATCTTGATAAGGTCAAGGTATCAAGAACTTTAGTGTGTTCATATAAATCAACACCTGTAAGTTTTTTGATAACAGGAATATCAAAGCCAATAATATTATGTCCTATAATCTTATCAGCAGATTTTAATAACTCAATGCCCTGGTCTATTTGATTGGGTGTAAAACTATAAACTTTATTGCTTTCATCTATAGCTACTATACACCAAATGGTTGTAGCATCAGCATACAAACCGTCTGTTTCAATATCAAATACTAACTGCATTATTTTCTACCTCAAATTCTGTATCGTTGTACTCTGCAAGTCTGCCTGTATCTTTATCATACACTAAAGAACAAGCCATGCCAACATCTCCTGTATATCTTGATTTAAGTATACGAAGTTTTGTAGTACGTGATTCTAATTCATCTTCAGATTGTTGATTTCTTTCAAGAGCAACAACACAATCAGATAACTGTGCAATACTATTAGAACCTCTTAAGTGTGAGAGAGATACTTCAATACCATTCTCATGACCTTTGTTTCCGTCTACTCTTCTTAAGTGAGATACTAATATTAAACCTGCTCCTGTCTCCTCTACCAAGCTTCTCAGCCTTGTCATTATATTGTCAATGGCTCTACGTTCATCACCTTCTGCTAATGCACTGACGAGCATGTGAAGGTGGTCTACGACTACCCATTTACAATCACAACCAACAATAAGATATCTAAGTTTTGCAAAGATATCATCAATCTCATTTGTTCCAAAGTGAGCATGGATAAATACTTTATCTTCTTCAAATACTCTATCAAACATATCCATGATAGTTTCTTTATCAAACTTTTCTCGTTCTTGGTCAATGTAAAGTCTAGCGTTAGCTTCAATAGAAAGTATACCGTCAACAGTACGCTTCCAATCTTCTTCAAGAGCTATAATACCTACGTTGTCATTTGTTTGATTGATAAGCCAATGTTCTAGTTCTCTTGTAATACTAGACTTACCAAGTCCTGTACCACCTGTAAGAGTAAGTAGTTCTCCTTGTCTTAATCCATATAATTTTTTATTCAAACCCTTCCAAGGAAAAGGTATACTCTCTTTCTTTTCTCTATTTAAAAATGCTTTCTTCTTTTCTGATACTCTGATAATACCGCTTGGAGTATATAGTTTAGAATCCCACCAAGCTTTTGTAAACGTTTGATGGTCAGAATTTTTAAGCATATCATTTGCATCTTTATACCCATTAGGTAATGTCATTATCCTTGCCTTCCCGGGTTTTAAAATACGTGCAACTTTTTGAGCTGCATCTTGTCCTGCTTTATCTTTATCAAAACAAATAACAATATTGTCAAAACTTTCTATGTATTCTAAGTTTTCTTTTATATCTTTGACAGCAGAAGAAGAGCCTCTAATAATTGATACAACTGCCCATTTACTTCCTAGTAATTCAAAGGCACTCATTGCATCACATTCTCCTTCAGTTATTGTAAGATACTTACCACCTTCTTTGAAAAGGTTTTGACCAAACAATCCTACTCCTGTTGGAGAGCCTTCAAATATAAAACGTTTATCTTTAACGTATCTAATTTTATTAGCTGTAAGTTCATTGTTAATATAGAAAGGATAAACATGTTGTGCTAAGTTTCCTGCACTATCATAGTTTACTTTTACACCATATTTTTGTGCAGTCTCTTTGGATATATTTCTATCAGTTAGTTTTGCAAACATGCCATTGTCCGTGTTTAATTGTGTTACTTTATTTGTATAGTTTGAAGTACTATATTTACTTGGCTCTTGTGCCTTCGGAAAGAAAGCATCACAACTAAAACATTTAGCTGAGCCATTTTCATTTATTGATAATGCATCACTACTCTTACATTTAGGACAGGGTAAGTGATACTTTACAAATTTTAAATCTTTTTCCATAATTTTTGACCTTTTAAAATAAGAAAGCTAGGCATCAACTTTCATCAATACCTAGCTTAGTTTGGAGATATCTATGTCTAAGAATCAGCTTCTTCTTCGTTGGAAGTTTCCTCTGCTTCTGCAACATTATCTTCGTCCTCTACGATAGCTTCGGTTCTCTCTTTTAAGAGGGTTTCAAGATTGCCCCGGTGTGTAGCAATTGTAAAGTTCAAAGCCTCTGTAAGTGTTTCTAATGTTCCTACTTTATTAATAATAATAAGAGCATCAGACTTCACTTGATTTTCTGAGATAGCATTAACATCATATGTTGTTGTGCCATCATCGTTTTTAATTGTTATAATCATATTAAAATTCTTCGCCTCCTTCGATAGCTTCAAATTCGTCTCCGTCTCCAGACTTATAAGGAACTAAATCCAAGACTTGAACAGCTTGTAAATCTAAACCTTTAAATTTACCAAACTTATTTTCAGTTTCCCACTCGTTATATTGTACTTTAACAAGTGAACCATTACCTATTAATTCATCCATAGGTACTTTGTTTTTATCTAAAAGTAATGGAACTTTATTCATACCATTACCATTAGCTTTATTTACCTTCCGTTTAATATTAATAGACCTACCAACAACTTCATCATTGACTATAAGAGTTTTAACTCTATAACCTTCTGACTCAAACTTGTCAGCAACCTCATCATCTAATACCAAGTCTACAGTATAGACTGGTTCATACCTAGTATTAGGTGATGTTATACTAGCCCAATAGGCTCTTCCTTCTTGTATTGCCATAGTTATTTACCTCCATTGGCGTTTGTTAATGTGAGTGTATTATACACTATCTAGTTAAGTTTTGTCAACCCCTAAATCTAATAATCTTACTTTATATTCATCTTTATTCCAAGTAAGTTCGTAGCATATAGGTTTTTTAGGATTATCTTCATTATATTTTCTAACATAATCTTCCCAAGCTCTATACTCTTCTTTACTCATTGGAGTTAATTCAGTATCTTTTATGTCCACCATGTAGGTCTCTCTCTATTTTTATTCCATTGTGCATAGTGTTTCTCATGTATAACATAATCCCTGTATGCTACAATGGGGTCATCATCTTTGTATTCATCAGGCATAGCCTGTGCAAGTGGTGTCAATCCTTTGTCTTCAATGTTATCAGGATGAAAGTACAATGCATCTTTTAACTTTGTAATACTTGCATGTTCTCTACCATACCTGTGTTTGTATTCATCACCTAATGCTATGAAGTGTCTGTATAGCCATCTATAATTATCAAAAGATTCTCTAGCCCATATAGTACAAGGATGATTTTTGTATGCAGTTTTGTAAAGTCCATTAGCATCTGCATAATCATCACCATCTAACACTCTATGTGCTGTGCATAACATCTGTGCTGTTTCAAGTGGCATCTTCACTAACATCTTATCAGGTTGTGCTTGTGCTGACTTGACTGGACACTCATCAAAATAAAATATGTTCATTCTACCTCCTCTATATCTACATGGTCTCCTGTTAGTACTCCAAGATTGCCTGTAGCAGTTTGTTCTTTAAATTTATTATCAACAGCTTGTTGAACTTTTAAGTCTACATTTATTTCTCTTTCATTCAATGCAGTTCTAAATGATTTGACAAGCATATTAAAAGTATTTACTTCTGTTTCTAGTTCTTTAATAGTATCTTCTAGCAATACAATTTTTCTGTTTAAAGTCATTATATCTTCTGCGTTATTACTAGCATCGTCATGTACTACAACAA